TCAAGGTCTTCAGGGTGTACAAGGTGTACAAGGCGTACAAGGTGTACAAGGTGTCCAAGGTGTACAGGGCGTCCAGGGTGTACAGGGCGTCCAGGGTGTACAGGGTGTACAGGGTGTACAGGGTGTACAGGGTGTACAGGGAGTTCAAGGTCAACAAGGTATCCAAGGATTGGGATTTGTTTGGCGAGGAGAATGGCAGTCAAATGTAACCTATAATCAAAATGATGCGGTTAAATGGAATGGATCTTCTTGGGCTTCATTAGCAGGCAGTAATACTAATAATGAACCATATGAAGGATCAGCCTATTGGGACATGTTGTCAAGTCAAGGTGTCCAAGGCTATCAAGGCCTACAAGGCGTTCAAGGTGTACAGGGCCTACAAGGCGTTCAAGGTGTACAAGGTGTACAAGGTGTACAGGGTGTACAAGGAGTCCAAGGAGTCCAAGGTGTACAGGGAGTCCAAGGTGTACAGGGTGTACAGGGTGTCCAAGGTGTACAAGGAGTCCAAGGTGTACAAGGAGTCCAAGGTGTACAAGGCGTTCAAGGAGTCCAAGGTGTTCAAGGTGTTCAAGGTATTCAAGGATTTGGTATAAGATGGAGAGGAACATACAGTTCATCAGCAACTTATCAACAAAATGATGTAGTATATTACAATGGAAATAGCTATATTGTAATATATCCTATTACTACTGATCCACCATATGGTCAATTTAGTGATGAAGAACCAAGTTATGGTAATCCACCTGTAATTAATTCGACTTATTGGCAAATTTTAGCAGCTCAAGGCGTTCAAGGCGTTCAAGGTGTACAGGGTGTACAGGGTGTTCAAGGTGTACAAGGTGTACAAGGAGCCCAAGGTGTACAAGGCGTACAGGGCGTACAGGGTGTACAAGGCGTACAGGGTGTACAAGGCGTACAAGGCGTACAGGGTGTACAGGGTGTTCAAGGTGTTCAAGGTGTACAGGGTGTACAGGGTGTACAGGGTGTACAGGGTGTACAGGGTGTACAGGGCGTACAAGGCGTACAGGGTGTACAAGGCGTACAGGGTGTACAAGGTGTACAGGGTGTACAGGGTGTACAGGGCGTACAAGGTGTACAAGGCGTACAGGGTGTACAAGGCGTACAGGGTGTACAAGGTGTACAAGGAGTCCAAGGTTTACAAGGCGTTCAAGGTCTACAAGGAGTCCAAGGTTTACAAGGCGTTCAAGGTCTACAAGGAGCCCAAGGTGTCCAAGGTGTACAAGGGGTACAAGGTGTACAAGGCGTCCAAGGAGTCCAAGGTGTACAAGGTGTACAGGGTGTACAGGGCGTACAGGGTGTACAAGGCGTTCAAGGCGTTCAAGGTGTACAAGGTGTACAAGGCGTTCAAGGCGTTCAAGGTGTACAAGGTGTACAAGGCGTACAAGGTGTACAAGGCGTACAAGGCGTACAGGGCGTACAAGGTGTACAGGGTATACAAGGTTTTGGTATAATCTGGCGTGGAATGTACGATTTTAATACAACTTATTATCAAAATGAAGTTGTATTTTATAATGGTAGTGCGTGGATAGTAAGATATACAGGAGGAGGAGTTCCAACTGGTAATTCTAATTCTACAGCAGTTCCTGGACCTGAAAATAATGATACTTTCTGGGAAAGAATAGCAAGCCAAGGTTTACAAGGTGTACAGGGTGTTCAAGGTGTACAGGGTGTCCAAGGTGTACAAGGAGTCCAAGGCGTCCAAGGTGTACAGGGTGTACAGGGTGTACAGGGCGTACAGGGTGTACAGGGCGTACAAGGAGTACAAGGTGTACAGGGTGTACAGGGTGTACAGGGCGTACAGGGTGTACAAGGTGTACAGGGCGTACAAGGTGTACAAGGCGTACAGGGTGTACAGGGTGTACAGGGTGTACAAGGTGTACAGGGCGTTCAAGGTGTACAAGGCGTACAAGGCCAACAGGGTATTCAAGGTGGTGGTGTAACTTGGAAAGGAATATGGGATCCTAGCGTAATTTATAATAATAATGATTCTGTAGCTTATCTAGGTTCATCATATATTAGTAAAGTTAATGGCAATTATAATAATCAGCCTGATACAAATCCATCTAGTTGGGATGTGCTTGCATCCCAAGGTATTCAAGGTGTACAAGGTGTACAAGGTGTACAAGGTGTACAGGGTGTCCAAGGCGTTCAAGGTGTACAAGGTGTACAAGGTGTACAAGGTGTACAGGGTGTCCAAGGTGTACAGGGCGTTCAAGGTGTTCAAGGTGTACAGGGTGTACAGGGTGTACAAGGTGTACAGGGTGTCCAAGGCGTTCAAGGTATCCAAGGCGGTCAGGGTATACAAGGCGTTCAAGGTATTCAAGGCGGACAGGGTGTACAAGGTGTACAAGGTGTACAAGGTGGACAAGGTGTACAAGGTGTACAAGGTGTACAAGGCGGACAAGGTGTACAAGGTGTACAAGGTCTACAAGGTGTACAAGGCGTCCAAGGTGGTCAGGGTGTACAGGGAGTACAGGGTGTACAAGGTGGTCAGGGTCTACAGGGTATACAGGGTATACAGGGTGGTCAAGGTGTACAAGGTGTACAAGGTGTACAAGGTGGTCAAGGTGTACAAGGTGTACAAGGTGTACAAGGTGGTCAAGGTATACAAGGTGTTGGATTAATTTGGAGAGGTACATATAATTTATCAACGCCTTACATTGTTAATGATGTAGTATTTTATAACGGTAGTTCTTGGATATCAACTACTGTACATACTGGAATTGTTCCCGGGACAACCGCAGATTGGAATATGATTGTAAGCCAAGGTTTACAGGGTGTACAAGGTTTACAGGGCGTTCAAGGTGTACAGGGTGTACAAGGTGTACAAGGTGGCCAAGGTGTACAAGGTGTACAGGGCGTTCAAGGCGTTCAAGGCGTTCAAGGCGTTCAAGGTGTACAAGGTGGCCAAGGTGTACAGGGAGTACAGGGAGTACAGGGTGGACAAGGTGTACAGGGTGTACAGGGTATTCAAGGTGTACAGGGTTTTAGCTTAGTTTGGAAAGGAACTTGGAATAGTACCACACCATATAGCACTAATGATATAGTATTTTATAATGGCAGTTCTTGGATAGCAATAGCTAATAGCACAGGAGTTGTTCCTGTAGTAGGCGCAAGTTGGAATCTTTTAGTAAGCCAAGGTATACAAGGCGTACAGGGCGTACAAGGTGGTCAGGGTATTCAGGGTATTCAGGGTCTACAGGGTCTACAGGGTGTACAGGGTGTACAGGGTGTACAGGGTCTACAGGGTGTACAGGGTGTACAGGGTGGTCAGGGTGTACAGGGTGTACAGGGTGTCCAAGGTGGACAGGGTGTACAGGGTGTACAGGGTGTACAAGGTCAACAGGGTGTACAGGGTATACAGGGCATACAGGGTGGACAAGGTGTACAAGGTGTTCAAGGTGTTCAAGGTGGACAAGGTGTACAGGGTGTACAGGGTGTACAAGGTGGACAAGGTGTACAAGGTGTACAAGGTGTACAGGGTGTACAAGGTCAACAGGGTGTACAGGGTATACAGGGCATACAGGGTGTACAAGGTGGTCAAGGTGTACAAGGTGTTCAAGGTGTTCAAGGTCAACAAGGTGTACAAGGCTTCCAGGGTACTAAGGGTGAAGGATTTACATTCTTAGGAGATTGGCAACCTGGAGCAAGTTACTTAAGAAATGAAACTATATTCTATCAAGGATCAAGCTACACAAGTACATTTGGTGATTCAACATACGGATCAGGGGCTTACTTTAATATAAACAATCCTCCAGGTACAACTATTACTATTCCTGATGTAACCAAGACCAATACTTCAGGAGTATTTGGATGTACAAGTACTAATTTATACATAGGCGAGGCAGTTATTGTATCAGGAACAGTGCCAGCTGGTATTAGTTTAGAAAATCCTGGTAGTCCTGAGTCAAGTCCGACATATTTTACAGCAGGCCAAACGGTACCTAATGTAGTATATTACATTATCAGTGCTGATAATGGGCCTACAACCTCATTTATTTTAGGAAGAACACAGTTTAGTGTAACAGGTATTGGTGGAATAGGGACTGGATCATTAACTGGTTTAATATTTAAAACTAATCCATGGTCATTAATTGCTAGCCAAGGCTTACAAGGTGTACAAGGTGTACAAGGTATACAGGGAATACAGGGAATACAAGGTGGTCAAGGTGTACAGGGCGTACAAGGCATACAAGGTGGTCAAGGTGTACAGGGCGTACAAGGCATACAAGGTGGTCAAGGTGTACAAGGCGTACAAGGTGTACAAGGCGGACAGGGTGTACAAGGTGTACAGGGTATACAAGGTGTACAAGGTGTCCAAGGAGTTCAAGGTGTACAGGGTGGACAAGGTGTCCAAGGTATTCAAGGTGTCCAAGGAATTGTAGGTACTCCTGGTGGATACACTGCCACTTATGCTTGGGATAATACTACTACAAGCAATCCTGCAAATGGTACTATACGAATTAATCGAGATTGGACTAGTACTACTGCTGGTGGAATAGTTGTATATGTAGATAGATATGATATTTTAGGACAAGACAGATATTCATTCTTTAATGCTATGACAGCATTTGGAACTGCTGGATCATATCATGGTGTTCTAACATTACAACCAGATGGATCTGTAACTAGATATGCTGCTACTATTAATAGTATAACTTATAATAGTCCTAATTCATTCTTTACCCTAAATTGTACATTTATTGACACACAAGGAACTGCTCCTGCTGATGGTTCAGTATTAAATGTAGCCTTTCAGCCAGCTGGACAACAAGGTATACAAGGCATACAAGGTGGTCAAGGCGTACAAGGCGTACAAGGTATTCAGGGTAGACAAGGTGTACAGGGCGTACAAGGTGTACAAGGCGGACAGGGTGTACAAGGTGTACAAGGTGTACAAGGCGGACAGGGTGTACAAGGTGTACAAGGTGTACAAGGCGGACAGGGTGTACAAGGTGTACAAGGTGTACAAGGTGGTCAAGGTGTACAAGGTATACAAGGTGTACAAGGTAGACAAGGTGTACAGGGCGTACAAGGTATACAGGGCGTACAAGGTGTACAAGGTGTACAAGGTGGTCAAGGTGTACAAGGTGTACAAGGTGTACAGGGTGGTCAAGGCGTTCAAGGTGTACAAGGTGTACAAGGTGTACAGGGATTCAGTTTGGTATGGAAAGGTACTTGGTTAGTAGGTACAACTTATTTTCAAAATGATATTGTATTCTATAATGGTAATAGTTACATCTATACTAATGCTACACCAAGTGCTGGTAACGCACCATCAACTGGTATAGGTCAAAGTTTAGTCGTTAATACTACGTACTGGAACCAGATGACCAGTCAAGGTATACAGGGCGTTCAAGGTGTACAAGGTGTACAGGGTGTTCAAGGTGTACAGGGTGTACAAGGTGGTCAGGGTGTACAAGGTGTACAGGGTGTTCAAGGTGTACAAGGTGTACAAGGCGTCCAAGGTGTACAAGGTGTACAAGGTGGTCAAGGAGTTCAAGGTGTACAAGGTGTACAGGGTGGTCAAGGCGTTCAAGGTGTACAAGGTGTACAAGGTGTACAGGGATTCAGTTTGGTATGGAAAGGTACTTGGTTAGCAGGTACAACTTATACTCAAAATGATATTGTATTCTATAATGGTAATAGTTACATCTATACTAATGCTACACCAAGTGCCGGTAACGTACCATCAACTGGTATAGGTCAAAGTTTAGTCGTTAATACTACGTACTGGAATCAAATGACCAGTCAAGGTATACAGGGTGTTCAAGGTGTACAGGGAGTACAGGGTGTACAGGGAGTACAGGGTGTACAGGGCGGTCAGGGTGTACAAGGTGTACAGGGTGTACAAGGTGGACAAGGTGTACAAGGTGTACAAGGTGTACAAGGTGGACAAGGTGTACAAGGTGTACAAGGTGTACAAGGTGGTCAAGGTGTACAGGGTGTACAAGGTGTACAAGGTGTACAGGGATTCAGTTTGGTATGGAAAGGTACTTGGTTAGCAGGTACAACTTATACTCAAAATGATATTGTATTCTATAATGGTAATAGTTACATCTATAATAATGCTATACCAAGTGCTGGTAACGCACCATCAACTGGTATAGGTCAAAGTTTAGTCGTTAATACTGCGTACTGGAATCAAATGACCAGTCAAGGTATACAGGGTGTTCAAGGTGTACAGGGAGTACAGGGTGTACAGGGAGTACAGGGTGTACAAGGCGGACAGGGTGTACAAGGTGTACAAGGTGTACAAGGTGGTCAAGGTGTACAAGGTGTACAAGGTGTACAAGGTAGACAAGGTGTACAGGGCGTACAAGGTATACAGGGCGTACAAGGTGTACAAGGTGTACAAGGTGGTCAAGGAGTTCAAGGTGTCCAAGGTGTACAGGGTGGTCAAGGCGTTCAAGGTGTACAGGGTGTACAAGGTGTACAAGGATTCAGTTTGGTATGGAAAGGTACTTGGTTAGCGGGTACAACTTATTATACAAATGACATTGTATTCTACAACGGTAATAGTTATGTCTTTAAAAATGTTACACCGACAGCAGGACAAGCTCCATCAACTGGTGTAGGTGCAAGTTTAATAGTTAATACCACCTACTGGGAGCAAATGACCAGCCAAGGTATACAGGGTGTACAGGGCGTACAAGGTGGTCAGGGTGTACAGGGTGTACAGGGAGTACAGGGCGTACAAGGTCAGCAGGGTATACAAGGATCAGGATTTAAGTGGAGAGGTGAATGGTCACCACTTAATAACTATGCTGTTAGTGATATGATCATATTCTCTGGTAGCACATATGTAAGTTTATCAGAATATATTCCAAATAATTTAACAGGTGTTCAAATTACCTCGAATGGTATTAGTTTTAATTCAACTACTGCTCCATCAGTTGGATTACCAGTAATTGTTCAGGGAACTAATACAGGAGGAGGGTCTTTACAAAATTACAGTACTCTAAATGCTACTCTTGGTACAGTGTATTATGTAACTGCTAGTACATCAACAACGGCTACATTGAGTTTGACCAAGGGTGGTGGATCAATTTCCAACTCTACTGGTACTCCAACTGGGTTAACTTTCTCTGTTGGTAGCTATACACCACAATTCCATACTAGTTCTAATCTTGATGCGACACTCCAAAGATGGGAATTGACAGGTGCCCAGGGTATTCAAGGTATTCAAGGAGTTCAAGGTTGGCAAGGTATACAAGGTAGGCAAGGTGTACAGGGTGTTCAAGGTGTACAGGGAGTACAGGGTGTACAAGGTGTACAAGGTGTACAAGGTCTTGGAGTAGTTTGGAAAGGAACTTGGGCTGGTGGAACACCATATCAATTAAATGATATGGTATATTATCAAGGATCAAGCTATATTTGTATAGTAACACATACTAGTTCCATAGGAAGTCCACCTTTAAATGCCAATTGGAACCTATTGAGTGTTCAAGGTATACAGGGTGTACAGGGTGTACAGGGTGTACAGGGCGGTCAGGGTGTACAAGGTGTACAAGGTGTACAGGGCGGTCAAGGTGTACAAGGTGTACAGGGTGTACAGGGTAGACAAGGCGTACAAGGTGTACAGGGTGTACAAGGTGGTCAAGGTGTTCAAGGTGTACAAGGTGTACAAGGTGTACAAGGTGTACAAGGTGTACAAGGTGTACAGGGCTTTAGTTTAGTATGGAAAGGTATATATTCTGCCAGTACAACTTATAGTCAAAACGATTTAGTATTTTATGATGGTAATAGTTACATCTATAAAAATGGTACGCCAGTTGCTGGGCAAACACCAGCTACTGGTCAGCCACCAATAGTTAATTCAACATATTGGGAGCAAATGACCAGCCAAGGTATACAGGGCGTACAAGGTGTACAAGGTGGTCAGGGTGTACAGGGTGTACAGGGTGTACAGGGTAGACAAGGTGTACAAGGTGTACAAGGTGTACAAGGTGGTCAGGGTGTACAAGGTGTACAAGGTGTACAAGGTGGTCAGGGTGTACAAGGTGTACAAGGTGTACAAGGTGGTCAGGGTGTACAAGGTGTACAAGGTGTACAAGGTGGTCAAGGAGTTCAAGGTGTACAAGGTGTACAAGGTGGCCAAGGTGTACAGGGTGTACAGGGCGTACAGGGTGTACAAGGATTTAGTTTGGTATGGAAAGGCACATATTCTGCTAGCACAACCTACTATCAAAACGATTTAGTATTTTATGATGGTAACAGTTACATTTATAAAAATGGTACGCCAGTTGCTGGGCAAACACCAGCTACTGGTCAGCCACCAATAGTTAATTCAACATATTGGAACCAGATGACCAGTCAAGGTATACAGGGCGTACAAGGTGTACAAGGTGGTCAGGGTGTACAAGGTGTACAAGGTGTACAAGGTGGTCAGGGTGTACAAGGTGTTCAAGGTGTTCAAGGTGTACAGGGCGGTCAAGGTGTACAAGGTGTACAGGGTGTACAGGGTAGACAAGGTGTACAAGGTGTACAAGGTGTACAAGGTGGTCAGGGTGTACAAGGTGTACAAGGTGTACAAGGTGGTCAGGGTGTACAAGGCGTTCAAGGTGTACAAGGTGGCCAAGGTGTACAAGGTGTACAAGGTGTACAAGGTGTACAGGGCTTTAGTTTAGTATGGAAAGGTATCTATGCTGCTGGTACAACTTACTATCAAAACGATTTAGTATTTTATGATGGTAACAGTTACATCTATAAAAATGGTACGCCAGTTGCCGGGCAAACACCAGCTACTGGTCAGCCACCAATAGTTAATTCAACATATTGGGATCAATTAACCAGTCAGGGTATACAGGGCGTACAAGGTGTACAAGGTGGTCAGGGTGTACAGGGTGTACAGGGTGTACAGGGTAGACAAGGTGTACAAGGTGTACAAGGTGTACAAGGTGGTCAGGGTGTACAAGGTGTACAAGGTGTACAAGGTGGTCAGGGTGTACAAGGTGTACAAGGTGTACAAGGTGGTCAGGGTGTACAAGGTGTACAAGGTGTACAAGGTGGTCAAGGAGTTCAAGGTGTACAAGGTGTACAAGGTGGCCAAGGTGTACAGGGAGTACAAGGTGTACAAGGTGGCCAAGGTGTACAAGGTGTACAAGGTGTACAAGGTGTACAAGGTGGTCAGGGTGTACAGGGAGTACAAGGTGTACAAGGTGGCCAAGGTGTACAAGGTGTACAAGGTGTACAAGGTGTACAAGGTGTACAAGGACTTGGTGTAGTTTGGAAAGGTGTATGGACTGGTAGTACACCTTATGCTGTAAATGATATGGTGTTCTATCAAGGAACAAGTTATATTTGTATAACAGCTCATACAAGTAATGTAGCAACTCCCCCACCAAATGCTAATTGGAATCAAATTAGTAGTCAGGGTATTCAAGGTATTCAAGGTGTACAAGGTGTACAAGGTGTACAAGGTGTACAGGGTGTACAGGGTGTACAAGGCGTACAGGGTGTACAGGGTGGTCAAGGTGTACAGGGTGTACAGGGTGTCCAAGGCGGACAGGGTGTACAAGGTGTACAAGGTGTACAAGGCGGACAGGGTGTACAAGGTGTCCAAGGCGGACAGGGTGTACAAGGTGTACAAGGTGTACAAGGCGGACAGGGTGTACAAGGTGTACAAGGTGGTCAAGGTGTACAAGGTGTACAAGGTGTACAAGGCAGACAGGGTGTACAAGGTGTACAGGGTGTACAAGGTGGTCAAGGTGTACAAGGTGTACAGGGTATACAGGGCGTACAAGGTGTACAGGGTGTTCAAGGTGGTCAGGGTGTACAGGGTATCCAAGGATTACAAGGATTCCAAGGATTCCAAGGATTTACTGGAGCACAGGGAATACAAGGATTCCAAGGATTTACTGGAGCACAGGGTATCCAAGGCGTCCAAGGATTCCAAGGATTCCAAGGATTCCAAGGATTCCAAGGATTTACTGGAGCACAGGGAATACAAGGATTCCAAGGATTTACTGGAGCACAGGGAATACAGGGTCGTCAAGGCTTACAAGGGGAAAAAGGTTTACAAGGTGATACTGGTACACAAGGTTCAACAGGTACTACGGGTAATACAGGTTTACAGGGATTACCAGGACCACAAGGTGCTACAGGTACAAAAGGAACAGATGGTACACAAGGTACAGATGGTACTCAAGGTTCAACTGGAGCACAAGGTTCAACTGGAGCACAAGGTACAGACGGAACTATTGGAACACTGTCACTGGCCACATTTAAGAGCGTGGTAGCAGCCAGCGCAGATTTCGCAGACTTCCAAGTTAGAGTAGCAGCATTATCATAAGGAGATGACTAGCAATGCCAATTAATTTAGATCAGACGGGCCCAGCGCATTTATTAAGCACCGATGAGGATGGTCTTATCCTTAATGGCAGTCCAGTTATCTCAAAGAGTATCCATATAAGTAATAAATTCCCTACAGATTTTTTCGGTAATGTCAATCAGAAATTACTTTGGTTAGATACAGGTTCTGCAGGCATAAGTGTATTTCCCTTAGGTGGAGCAGCAAATTACATATTACGTACAGATGGAAATGGCACAATAAGTTGGATTCCACCTAGTAGCATAGATGCTACTAAGTTTCATTATGTGATAGATAGTAATAATGTAGATAATGGAAATCCTGGTATAGGTAAAATTCTTTTTGTAAGAGATTATGGAAATGGTATGAATCAATCTCCATATATTTTAATAAGTGGTTCTGATAAAGCAGGAAATAATATATCAGGATTTATTGATAGTCTTACTACCTATGGCAATAGTACAAGAAGAGGGTACATTAAAGTAGAAAAAGAAAATAATCCTAATTTCTTTCAAATATTTTCTTTTAGCACGGTAACTTTTTATCCTGTAGGTTATTTCAAAATTGATATAACTAATGTTAGATTTAATGTAAGTGAAGAGAATTTTGGTAATAATGATCCTGTAAGCATTACATTTACACCTGCTGGTCCTGAAGCTTTGACACAGGATTTATCTCCATATGTACTATTAACTGGAACTCAAACAGTAACAAATAAGACTATAGTTAATCCTATTATCAGCGGATTGTATCTTAGTGATTCTAGTATTGTCTTTGAAGGCTCTTCAAATGATAATTTTGAAACTACTCTCGTGGCTATTGATCCTACGAATGATAGAACCATTTATCTGCCAGACGCATCTACTACACTAGTAGGTAATGATACAACTCAAACCTTAACCAATAAAACTTTAACAGCTCCTAATATTAGCGATCCTAATATAAATTTAACAGCAAATAATGCCAACATAGAAATTTCAAGCGGTGTATCTTCGGCTTTCAAAAGTAGAATTAATACAAGTTTGTCTAACCAATATAGTTGGACTACTAACTTATACTATGATGGAACTAGTTGGTTAAAAGATGATAATAATCGTGGGGCATGGCAATTAAATAAAATTTCTGAATCTTTAATAGATGTTGATAATAAAGTTGTACTAGCATATGCTTCTATTGGCACAAATGTAGTATCTAATTATCTAGTGATTAGTGGTGATGGAAAAGTATCAATGCCAGCTAATATTTCTAGTACTACTACAGCCACTGGAACATTGGTTATTACCGGTGGAGTAGGTATAAGTGAAAATACCAATATTGGGGGCGATGTTGATATCGTAGGAACTTTGACTGCTGGTTTTATTGAGAGTAGCCCAATTGGTAACACATTTAGATCATCTGGAAAGTTTACTACTTTAAGTGCTACTCAATTATCTGAAGTAGTTGATACTACTGAAAGCAATAGTATAACTACGGGAGCTTTAGTAGTAAGTGGCGGACTAGGTATAGGTAAGGCTATAAATGCCACTGGGCCAATGTGGTTAAATACCTTGGATACTACACTTGTCGGTGGTAATCCAACGGAAACTAAACTAACAGGTTACAGTCTAGTTCTTCAAAATAATCAGGCAAAATTAAGAGTAGGTCCTAATTATACAGCAGGTGATAAAGATTATATTGATATTATCACCCAGCAAGATAATCCCATAATCACTACAACCAGTGATAATTTTACTATTGAAAACGTCAAAGAAGCATCTTCAATAACTTTAATTGCTACATCAGGTTCAGTTAAAATTCCAGCCACTACATTGTCAACCAGTTTAACCACAGGAGCTTTACAAGTTGCGGGTGGCATGGGAGTAGAACTTGATATACATGCTAATGATATTTTTGTTTATGGACAAACTGGATTAACAGCATCTAGCCAAGTTGTAAGTCTTAAGGCTACACAAACATTATTAAATAAAACATTGAACGCTCCTGTATTGAATAGTTCAATATTAACTGGATCAGTCACAGCAAATGGATCAACTGGTATACAAGGTCAATTATTGAGCAGCACTGGCTCTGGAGTTGCTTGGACTAATCCTTCTAATAGTGAAATAATGACATATATTAAAGCCAGTGATCAAACCGTCAATCCATCTGGTGATATAAGTTGGTCAGAAACTCCTAGTTTAATTGTTGGAAGTGTTAACGGATTTGGCACTATGAGTTCAGGGGGAATTTTTACATTTGGTACTACAGGGACTTATCAGATAATTATTAATTTCAGTGTAAGCGTACTACCAAATGTCCCAGCAGGGCAAACTTACCCAATTGTAGATTTTTGGGTTAAGAAAAATAACCAAAATACAACGAAATATTGTCAAGTATTGACCAATGCTTTGAGAAGAGGTAGTGTGTCAGAAGTTATAAGTTTTAATACAAATGATACTTTAATATTATTTGTAAACCAAGGTTTGGTATTCAACGGAACTACAACAGCTTCAAGATTGTCAATAGTTCGACTAGCTTAGTATTGACAAATAAAAAAAATCCTATATAATAACTGTATAGATAATTATATTTATGCAGCAACTAGCTATGTATTGCCTATGTTATGTAGGCCGCGAACCAAAAAGACGTCAATTTGATCAAATCAATTTGATGTGTGGATCTATTAATTATAATCATATGGATGTAGTTGCCATGCAAGAACGTGGATTTTTAATAGATCATACCAAAGATCATATAAGTCATATGAATAATGATTTTGGTAGTTTAACAGGTTTATATTGGGTTTGGAAAAACACAGATCATGAATACAAAGGTACTAACACATACCGTATATTTTGGGATGAAGAAAAATTTGATCTTAAACCTAATAGGGTATATGTGCCTGAAGCCAAAGATATTGTAACTGCTATAAAAGGGTTCGCTCCTCATGTTGATAATGTTTATGACCATTTTACTCATTGTCATAATCAATTAGGTTGGCAATTACTTTATGGATTGGCAGGGGATCGCCGTATACCTATCACTGTAAATATGATAGATCAACTTAGAACGTATAAGTATTTGATTCCGTTTCATATGTTCACAGCAGAACAAACACTTTTTAATAGAATTTGTGAAATATTATTTCAAGTTTTATTTGAATTTCATAGTAATTATTCTTCAATAATTCCAGAAATTTATAAAAGAAACCAACAGGTTAGATTTTATGATTTTTTTGGAGAAAGAATTTTACATTTAATTTTATCAAACAATTACTATTTTTTAGGTAATGTTGATATTGTACATAAAAATATTTTGGATATAGACCACTATGCTTGAAGCCATTAAAATACAACCACATTTATTGAATTATATAAATGACCCATCAAATCCAGAGTCAAATTTTCAAATGGCTTTGGAATATGATAATATGGGTCAATTAGCCAGTGCTGTAAGTTATTATCTAAGAACTGCCGAGAGAACTAATGATGACATATTTAAATACGAATGCCTCATTAGGGCAAGTATGTGTTTTGAAAAGCAAGGTAGCAGAAATTTTACAGTAAAAGGACTATTACAACATGCTATTTCAATTTTACCAAATCGTCCAGAAGCATATTTTCATTTAAGTAGATTTTATGAACATAAACAAGATGATGGACATTGGAATGACACTTATATGATTTCTACTATAGGTGAAAAAGTTGCAGGGACTATTAGTACAGGATTACGTACAGATGTAGGATATTTAGGTTTAGATAATTTATTATTTCAAAAAGCTCTTAGTGGTTGGCATTGTGGCTTATGTGATGAAAGTAGAACAATTTTTAAAAATCTTATGAGGAGTAATCAACTACCTGAACAGTATAAAAGAATTGTTTATAATAATTTAAAGTTTATGAGCAATTATATTGAAATACCATTTGATAGTTATGATCATACGATGTATGATAAATTGAAGATCAAGTTTCCAGGATCAGAAACTATTGAAACTAATTATAGCGAAGCTTATCAAGATATGTTTGTGCTTACTATGCTCAATGGTAAGAAGAATGGCACATTTATAGAAGTAGGTGCAGGTAGACCATTTTATGGAAATAATACAGCTCTATTGGAGAAAGGGTTTAATTGGCGAGGTATAAGTATTGATTTAGATGAGAGGCAGGTTTCTAACAAGAGATCTACGCCTTTCTTAATTAAAAATGCTCTGGAAATTAATTATGTAAAGTTAATTAAAGAGTTGAATTTAGGTCCTGTAGTTGATTATTTACAATTAGATTGTGATCCACCTGAGGTGACTTTTGAAATTTTAAAGAAGATCCCTTTTGATGAATTTAAGTTTAGAGTTATTACATATGAACATGATTATTATAATACCGATAAAAAAGAATTAAGAGAAGAATCTAGAAATTATCTAAAATCAAAAGGGTATACATTAGTTGTAAATGATATAGCTCCAGATGAATGGCGGAATTATGAGGATTGGTATGTCCACGCAGATTACGTAGATAAAAATATATTAAACATGATGACAAATTTAGACAGTAAGACCAAAAAAGGTCAACATTATATTCTAGTAGGATAAAAAATTATGATTCCAGTGATAGGTACTTGTGTAGTTTTTACAACATATTGGGTTGAAAGATTATTAGCCAGTGTTGATTTTCCAGTTGATAATTTCTTAATTATTAATAATAATGGTAAAGGGGAGATTACAGAAAACTTAGATGCTTTAGCCAAAATTAAACGTAGATTTATTAATAAAGTACATGTAGTTCACATGCCCTGTAATTTAGGCGTTCCCGCTAGTTGGAATTTAATTATTAAAAGTTATTTGATGTCTCCATATTGGCTTATAGTTAATGATGATGTTTCTTTTGGACCAGGTATTTTAAAGGAAATATATGATAAAATTCAAGAAGATCCAGAAGTAGGAATCATACATGCTAATCAAGGTGATTTCAATGTGGGTAGTTGGGATCTTTTTGTTTTAAGAGATCATCTTGTAGCTAAGTTTGGATTATTTGATGAGAATATGTATCCTGCTTATTGTGAAGATGATGACTATATCATGCGTATGATGCATGCTGGTGTTAAAAAAGTTTTAGGGTTAAACAGTATGTATTATCATGGAGCAGGTGATAAGACTGAGTATCATTTTTATGGTGGGAATACTCGTAGACATGACCCAGAAGTAATGAAAAAATTAGATGAAGCAAGAGATATGAATATCGAATATCTTACCACTAAATGGGATAAACATTGGAGAACATGTTGGCCAACTACTGAACCTTGGATAGGTCAACCTCATGTGCTTAATGAACAAAGATTTGATTTAGAATTTTTAAGGAAGAAATATGTTGGTTTCTAAATCATATCCATTAAATTCATAATGACTTGAATCTTACCTCGGATATTTTTATTACTTAGACTACTACGTAGACCTTGATGTAAAGGTTTTGGACATTGATCAATATTTGTCCAACTATATCCTGAATGTTCATTACTCAAAATGGGAGTGAATTCATTATGAACTACGCACAAATAAGTATGGAAATTAAATATGGTATCATTACTTACAAATGTTTCAAGAGGTATTGATTTAATTATATCTGGCATCGTACCTATTTCTTCATTAATTTCTCTAGTTAGACTTTGCCAGGCATTTTCGTTAGATTCAACAGTACCGCCCACCAAACTCCAAGTTCCACGATGCTTACCATTTGCTTTTTGAAGTAGGAAAACTCGTTTTGTATTTTTAGAATAAAATAGAGCACCACTACATACAATCTTATCTTTTACAGTATTAATCTCCATGATCCTTTACGATATTCACCTTCAAAACTTTTACTCCAACTTATGCCGTCCCACTTAAACTGTACACCATTATGTATGTCAGTTAGGTAAAATATAGAATCTTTTTCTTTCATACTATCAAAAATAACATTCCAACTAGATCCGTCCCATTCTATAATATCATTAGCGTTGGCTAAAAAGTCCCCCCCAACGGTATTTTTCCAAGCATCTGGGCCGTCTTCGTCCGTATAAAGTATGTAGGTAATTATGTCATCTACAACAGCATCGTTTGTTAGTTGTATAACAAATTTGTCATCGAGATTATGAGTGATAAAGCTAACAGGTACATCATTTACATAAACTTCAACATCTCTAACTTGAACAAAGTCTATATTGGTATCTATTCTATTACTGGTATTATCTGCTATAAGAGTTTCTCTTATGCCACCTCCAATATTATTAATAATCAGATACCTTGTACCAATATTTGGAGTAGGTAGTCCTGAATTTGGTCCTTTAGTCTGTGGATCTATGATCGCATCAAAGGTACCAGGACTATTTGATCTATTTGGTGAATCTATATTAGTATTACTAGGATAAGTATCTTGATCCCAATTTATATTAAGTAAAGTACTATCAATTGGATCTATAACTATGGTCCCTACAACTTCTAAGCCACTAGGTTGTTTTAAGAAAATTTTGCTTTCACCAGGGCTATAAGTATTTGGAAGCTTGCTGAATATTTTAAACCAATCAACAGGAAATAAACTGACTACTTCAGTTTTAGTAATATCATCATTTGAATGACCTGCTTCTGTAGGTGAAAACACCTTGGCTTTACCACCGTATACAATTATATTATAATCGATAAGCTCAATTCGTATTGGTGATGGTATTTCATCATATAAATCAACGCTGCCCTGACCTGGATCTAACCCAAGTCCGTCAATATAGCCAGGTGCCGGTGTTCCTATATTTGTAAACATACTCATAACAATTTTGTTTACAACACCAAGTTTCTTAACTTTACTAGGCGGACTAATCCAAATAGGCATGCTGAATGTAAGTGTAGCAATATCTATAGGCGAATCTTGTCCTATTGGAATAGTTTTACTACTAAATTGTACATCGTCCAAATAAACTACGCTTAAACTAGTCCAGTCAATATAATTATCTGTAGTTTGAATGTCTAAACTAGGATTGAATAACATTAATATTTGTTCTAAAATTTGTAATTTTTGTTCTGTTGAACCTGCCCAGATATCCGCCTTTACTCCTAATTTATATGGTGTAGGCATTAGTCTTTCTACAGTAAAATTACCACCTTGACTACTAGTATACTCACCATTTTCTATAGATCTTTCACGTAGATGAATTTTACCAACAAATGTAGGGTCTGCCAGTCTATCTTTTTCCATTTCTAAATCAGATACATAAATTGCGATTCTAGGAGGTCCGTTTACTTTATTTTCGCTATTGTCTTTTAGTATATTTGCTACCTGCCTATCTATGTCGCCGTACATTACAGGTACAGGTGCCAAACGCCCATCTCCATATTTTACCACAAAGTTGCTGAGTAGTCTTATGGTTTGTACTAGATATCTTCTTATTTGACCGTCATAGAAAAACTGAATAATAATTCAACGGCGTCAAACCGAAGCCTCCAATTTATTAAAATAGATATACATTATAGATCAGCCTTTGGTTTCAAAACTTTACTTAGAGCTTGTCTTTCTACTACTTGTTCACCATTAATGGTGCTTACTTTATCGTTATTGATGAATCCTAATCTATGAGTTTTTCTGTTATTATTATTTGTCAATGTATGTCTTACAGCATCCTCAGTTTTGATCCATCTTTTTCCATCATATCTAAATAATCTATTAGGTAAAAAATCTGTTCTTAAAAAATAGTCATCTTTAGCAGCACCAGTAGGAAAGTTTATACCATGACCAAATTCATATCCATTAGGAGGAAACCCATCGCCTACTAAATGCCCTACGTATCCTGGTCTCTGAGCCCTACCAAATATTCTACTAGCATCATATTGACTATCACTTGCGTCTATATCACTTTGATCAACAGTTTCTAAAACTGGATTACCTTGCTCATCTACCCCTAAGGTAAACAAGTGTCGTGTCTCATACCCACTTTGTGGAGCATCTGCTTCTGCTTGTGTAAGAATAGCTTCGTTTATTTCAAGTTCTTGTAATTTAGTACTTAAAATTTCACGTAGAGTTTGATCAGTATTTTCACCGGCAGGCTTATCTAGTATATCAGCGAATGCTTGACTATCTGTTATTTTCTTTAGTTTTAATCTATATAAATGAGGCCACCAAGTTTGACTGAACCCTTCACTAGCACGACTAACATCTTCAATAACAAAATATCTAGGTAGGGCAATGTTATAATCATTTAAAGCAAATTCATCTACAAGATGAGGTAATTCAAATACATCACCGCTAAGAGGTTTACGCCCTACAGTACGTATCCAATCATTTATATGAACAGTGGCAAATATAGTATCATTGTCTATAAAAAGCCCAAATTGGCTTAGATTAAAATCTAAATTTTGAACTTGGTAATGACCCCTTATTTTATAAATGCTAGGGTCATATTTACGGTCACGGTTTTCCAGTAGTAATAAATCTTGTATATTAGTTTCTTTTAGTTCAGCATAATGAGGTTGATCTGCTGTGGCATTTTCTGGACTCGTGTTAGAACCAAGATATTTATGTAGATAAAAATCTGTGCCGCCAATGCTGAACATTTCACTGATCTGGCGATCAATGAATTTAAAGTCGTTTCCACGTTCTGGACGATATAGGCTCAAGCGAGGCATATGGTATTTATCATAGCTAAATATGTTAGGAGATCGAAATATGTCTAAGAACCCTGTTATAGAAGAACGTGAAAATGTTTACAAGTATGTAAGGACCATGCTAGGCGATGGTATGGTTGATGTAGAATTGGATCCTGAACATTATGAAATTGCTTTAGATCGTGCTCTAGCTAAGTATCGTCAAAAAAGTCCGAATGCTGTAGAAGAAGCATACTATTTTTTAGAGCTAAAAGAAGACACTAATGATTATAGATTGCCTAAAGAAATTATAGAAGTACGTAGCATATTCCGTCGTACTATAGGTAGTCGCACAGCAGGCGGCAGTGGCGGTACTCAATTTGAACCTTTTAACCTAGCTTATACAAATACATATTTGTTGAATAGTACTATGTTAGGAGGTATTGCTACTTATGATATGTTTGCTCAATATCAGGAATTAGTAGGGCGTATGTTTGGTGCTTTTATTGAATTCCAGTGGATACCAACAACACATACTTTAAGAATACTTCAAAGACCTTATGCTGAGGGCGAGCAGGTATTAATTAGAGGATATAATCATAGACCAGATTATATTTTATTACAAGATCCTTATGCCAGTCCTTGGTTTAAGGATTATACATTGGCCAACTGTAAGATGATGTTGGGCGAAGCTAGAAGTAAATTTAGTCAAATCGCGGGTCCTGGGGGGGCAGGCGGACTAAATGGATCAGATTTAAAATCAGCAGCCAAAGAGGAAATTGAAAAATTGGAAAAAGAAATAGATACATATGTTGCTGGTGGCACAGGTTATACATTTATTATCGGTTAAAACTAATCTTGACAAATAGTCTTTAAAAATACATAATATAATAAGGATCTGAGGTGCTTGTTAATAAAAAAATTGCTGAAGAAAGATACAGTATTTGTAAGACTTGTGATAGATTTAATTCTTTTAAATTTTGTAATGAGTGCTTATGTTTTGTGCCAGCTAAGGTTGTTTGGAGCACAAGTGAGTGTCCATTAGAAAAATGGACTATATCAGCTGAAGATCCTACAGTAAAAGATTTTTATTTGATAAAGGATTAATATGATCATTGGGATATGCGGTCTTATTGGAAGTGGTAAAGATACTGTAGCTGATTACTTGGTGAATTTTCATGAATTTAGAAGAGAGAGCTTTGCTCGTAGTTTGAAAGATGCTGTAGCTGCTGTGTTTGGATGGGATAGAGATATGTTGGAAGGGCGTACCAAGCAGAGTAGAGAATGGCGTGAGCAAGTAGATTTTTGGTGGAGTAATCGTCTAGGTATGAAAATCACACCAAGGTGGGTATTACAGAATTGGGGTACAGAAGTTTGCCGCCAAGGATTTCATGACGATATATGGATAGCCAGTTTAGAAAATAAATTACGCACTAGCAAAGATAATGTGGTCATAAGTGATTGTAGATTTCCTAACGAGATAAAAGCAATAAAGAATAACGAAGGATTAATTATTTGTGTTCAAAGAGGTGATATACCTTCTTGGTACGATGTTGCTTTAGAAGCAAATAATGGTAATAAAAAATCTATAAAATATATGGAAGATCTAGGTGTACACCCTAGTGAATGGAAATGGATAGGTACAGAATTTGACATTGTCATTGATAATAATAGCAGTTTAAACAACCTATATGATCAAATTGAAAGTATTATATTAAATAAACTTAGTTTTAAAACTGATAACACAGTCACTTTTTTATATTCAACTACGGCATAAGTACTAGTTCTCCTTAATCAATCAAGCATTTTTACTCAATTGTGCTAAATACTTGAGTAAGATTTAGGAGAAATCTAGCAATGGCAAAACTTATATCACCTGGTGCTATAGTAACTGTAACAGACGAGAGTTTTTATACTCCAGCAGCCCCTAGCACTGTACCTTTAATTGTTATAGCAACAGCAGAAAATAAACCAAATGGAGCTAATACAGGCACTGCTCCTGGCACATTAAAAGCCAATGCGGGCTTGGTCTATCTGATCACTAGCCAGAGAGATCTATCAGAGACGTTTGGTATAGCCCAATTCAAAACAGATATAAACAACAATCCAATTCATGCTGGTGAGCAAAATGAATATGGGTTAGCGGCAGCATATAGTTATTTAGGTGTAAGCAATAGGGTCTATGTTGTAAGAGCTGATATTGATTTAGCTGCCATTAATGCTAGAGCAGTAACACCAGAATCAGAAGCCAACAATGGAACGCACTGGTTAGATTTGAGGGTTAGTAATTGGGGCGTATTTGAGTGGAATGGTGATCCTAAAGGAACAGGGTTAGGTCAAACTTTTATTAAAAGAACTCCTTTAATCATAAATGATACCAAAAAAGTAGTTGACTATAATGGTCAAGATTATACACCTAAGGCTAGTGTAGGATCAATTGGTGATTACGCAGTTGTTAGTTTACATAATTTGGACACTGAGTATGCTGATCAAGATGTATTATGGTTTAAGAGTCCAGGTAATATGTTTGGACTACAGTCCGGAACATGGGTAAAGGTTGGTAGTGAAGATTGGGCAGAAAGTTGGCCAGTAGCTGTATCTTCAAAAGCTGATTTATCTCCTCTGTTGACTGCCTTTACGAATGGTAATCCAAGAATACTTACATTTAATGCCTATGGATCATCAGCCTTAGAAAATTTATCCATCACAAAAGGTACCGCTGAAGATATAGCCAATGAAATTAATTCCTTCAGTGACTATTTAAAAGCTGGTGTAACAAAGAATGGAAGATTGGCTTTATACTTAAGTAGATTTGTTCAAAATGCTAGTATATCCGGTAATGCTATTCCTGATCTAGGATTGACGGTAGGCACATTGAATTCTCCAGTCCTTGTGACTAGTAAACACACACAAGTTCCTCAATTTAAACTAACAGATTCAACTCCAAGACCTAGTGGTAGTGTTTGGATAAAAAGCACAGAACCAAGTAATGGTATAAGTTTAAATGTTAAAAGATACAGTACAGAAAGTAAAACATGGGTAAGAATGCCTGTAGTATTTGCTGCTAACGGCCATAGCGCCATTTATGAATTAGACAAATCAGGTGGCTCTAGATTAAGTGTAGGTTCTTTATACGCAAAATATAATGTAGAAGAAGGTGAAACAAGTTTACATTCTGGTAATATCGATAATTGGGCTGATAATGAAAATTACGACGTAGGTGATAAAGTATTTTATGCTGGTTTATCCTATAGATGTGTTACTAGTCACACAAGTAGTTTAGGAACCAATGAACCACCAAGTAGTCAATGGATTCAAATACCTTTCCCAGATAAGAAGGCTATAGCAGACTATAGAATTTTTAGAAAAAGAGCATCTGGTGCTACAATTGTAACTAGCATAAGAATTGAAGAAAATATTTTTCCTGGATTAAGTGCAGGTGATTATATTGAATTTAGAATGGCAGAAGGATTAGCTGGCACAGATCAGTTATCAACTTCTAAGTTAGTATCTTATATGTTAACAAATACAGCAGATGATGCAGATGGCATTGCTGGTGCGATTAATAATATTGGTTTTGATAATTTAATTGCTGAAGTCAATTCAGAAAACAAAGTTGTTATTCGTCATAGATTGGGCAACGATTTTAGAATTCAAGATGAAACAGGAGTATCTGGTACTGATATGATCGAAGTCATGTTTGCCGGAGAAACAAATCCTAATCTTTATGATTTTGACGCTTATGGTGGTGATTATAGATTTACAGCATCATTATGGGAGCCATTAAAGTATACAGCATCTTTTGAACCTGTAACAAGCTTAACAGTTGATCAGACTTTATGGTATAATAGTATTACAGAAGATGTAGATATTATGGTTCACAATGGACAAAAATGGGTAGGGTATAGAGAATTATATCCTAACACCAATGCTGCTGGCCCAATTGTAAGTTCAGGCGCACCTTCTAAACAAAGTGATGGAGTAAGCCCACTCGTTGACTATGATTTATGGGTTGATATTAGTGACATTGACGCATATCCTAGATTATTTAGATTTGATAATAGTAAACCAGGACCAATTGTAACTAGATGGGTATTAGTTAATACATCAGATCAAACAAGTGAAGAGGGTATAATCTTTTTTGATGCAAGATGGAATACTACAGGTCAAGGCAAGGAAGCTGGTAGAATAGCAGATTTATTATTATCAGATCATGTAGATCCAGATTGTCCAGATCCTGCACTGTATCCAAAAGGTATGTTACTTTGGAATATGAGACGTAGTGGTTTTAATGTTAAAAAGTTCGTACACAACTATATTGATACAAATACAAGAAATGTAAGAATTAAGTTAATTGACGGTAACGGGGATGCCTATAATCCAATTATGAGCAACTATTATCCACATCGTTGGGTAACTATAAGTGGAAATAAACAAGATGGTTCTGGTAATTTCGGTAGATTAGCTCAGCGTAGAGTAGTAATTGATTCATTACAAAAAGTAGTAAACACATCAAAAGATATCAGGGAAGAGGCTAGAATATTCAATTTAAGTGCTTGTCCAGGATATCCAGAACTAATTGGTGAATTAATTAGCTTGAATTTTGACAGAGGATTAACAGCATTTATAGTAGGTGATACTCCATCAAGATTAACTCCAGATGCTACAAGTTTGAAAGCTTGGGGCGACAATCTTAAGTTATCAGTAGAAGATAATGATTTAGGTGGTGCTAGCTATGATGAATATTTAGGTATGTTCTATCCATGGGGATTCACTAGTGATAATTTTGGTCGTAATATTGTTGTTCCACCAAGTCATATGATTTTAAGAACTATAGCCGTAAGTGATGCTGTAAGTTTTCCTTGGTTCGCCCCAGCAGGTACACGTAGGGGTGGAATTACAAATGCTACAAGTGTAGGATATGTAGGTAAAGAAGGTGAATTTGTAACAGTTGCCCTAAATACAGGACAACGTGATACATTATATGAAGTTAAAATTAATCCTATAACATTCTTTACAGGTGCAGGATTAGTTAATTTCGGTCAAAAGACAAGAGCTAAGATCTCAAGTGCTATGGATAGAATTAATGTGTCAAGACTTGTATTATACCTACGTAGACAACTTGATATTTTAGCTAAACCTTACATTTTTGAACCTAATGATAAAATCACAAGAGACGAAATAAGAGGTGCTATTGAAAGTCTCATGCTTGAATTAGTCGGTCAAAGAGCATTATATGATTATATCGTGGTCTGTGATGATTCAAATAATACGCCAAGTAGAATTGATAAGGGTGAACTTTGGGTAGATGTTGCCATTGAACCAGTTAAAGCAGTGGAATTTATATATATTCCTCTGAGATTGAAGAATACTGGTGAAATTGCTGGTCTATAAGACATAAATAATAATAACGGAGCTTGAAACTATGGCAATCGCAACATTAAACAAATTTACAGTACCACTAGCTAGTGATTCTAGCGCAACAACACAAGGCATGTTAATGCCTAAACTCAAATATCGTTTTAGAATTATGTTTGAGAACTTTGGAACTAGTACACCAACTACAGAACTTACCAAGCAAGTACAAACTGCGGCCAAACCAAATGCCCAGTTTCAAAATCAAGTAATTGAAACTTACAATAGTAAGATTAATTATGCGGGTAAAGTTACATGGCAGACTATCCAAGTTGTACTTAGAGACGATCAAAGTGGTAATGTTAGCAGACTGGTCGGTGAACAAATGCAGAAACAGTTTGATTTCTTCGAGCAAGCTAGTGCTGCTGCCGCTGCTGATTATAAATTCCTAATGAGAATTGAAATAACAGAAGGTGGTAACGGTGCGTTTAATCCTAATGTTTTAGAAACTTGGGAGTGCTATGGATGCTATGTAACACAATGTAATTGGCAGAGTTTGAGCTATGCTGAGGCTGCTCCACAAACTATTGATTTAACAATACAACCAGATAACTGTATACAGATTCCAAAAGGAACTGGTGTTGGTATTGTTGTCCCAACTCAGGAAATCAGATCAAGACTACCAGGAAACGGTGGTATTGCTACTGGTACTGGTGTATAATTTTTATACAAATAAACAAAGGGCTTTCGAGCCCTTTTTTATTGACTATTTTGATTATAGTGTACTTTAATTACTATTACTAAATATTAGTATGCCAAAGTTGAATGCATATTTAAATCAAATAGGACACGCATTTTTACGTCCTAAAGGCCAAATGGGTGATTGGCAACATGCTGCTCGTACATTTGTAGATGATTATTTTAGGTTAGCACCTAAGGCTAAATTTCTTTATCATGTTTATTTTGACATAAACAGTAGCGCAGTGTTAATGCCTCAGTTAACACAACGTCATAGAGTAGAATTGGGTTTATTAGTTAAGAGTGTAGATCTTCCTAGGTTTAATGTAAGGACTCAAACTGTAAATCAATATAATAGGAAAAAAGTTGTACAATTAACTCATGATTTTGGTCCTATGACTTTTAGATTTATAGATGATAGAGCACATATTGTTAATATGATGTGGCAATCATACTACAAGTATTATTACGCAGATTCAGTTACAGCAGAAGTAACTGGTGCCTATGAGAGATCAGCATATAAAGGATACAATTATATTCGTGGTCCTCATGGTTTTGATAACAATAGTACTATACCTTTTTTTAATGAGATAACCTTATATCAAATTAATAAGCGTGAGTTTGTAAGTTACACCTTAATAAATCCTCTTATTCAAAGTTTTACTCATGATCAAGTATCAAGTAGCGATCAGGGCGGTGTACCAGCAGAATGTCAAATGACAATTAATTTTGAAGCAGTGAAGTACAATACAGGTACAGTAGAAAGTGGACAAGTTAAAGGATTTGGACAAGACCACTATGATAGATCACCAAGTCCATTAAGTCCGTTAGGCGGTGGTTCAAGAAATATTTTTGGTGTTGGAGGTGTTTTTGATGGGGTAGGTACTGTATTGGATCAAGCTGCTAAAGGTGATTATTTAGGCGCAGCTATTGGCGCAATTAATACATATCAAAATGCTAAGAATATTAATAAACAAGGCGCTAAACAGGAATTAACTGGGATTGCTGTTGCTGCTGCTATTGGTGGTGCTGGTGCTATTTTAAGTGGTGGGCTTGGAAGCATTAAAGTTCCTCTTCCAAATAAAGAAACTAAAACAGATGCAACCCTAAGTAATGTTAATTTAAATCAACCTGCAGGAGGGGGAGTATGAACTCTAATTTACCAACTGAAAAGGATGAAGGTAAACAGGAAATTAGGCAGTTTTTTAATAACTATTTCGATAAAGAAATCAGTTTTCCAAGTAATTTAATAGATGCAGTCTATTCTTTTTTTGTTAAAAGAGGATTTGATGATCTCGCTGCTAGAAGTACTAGTATAGTTTTACTAAATCAATCTAGAATAGATAATGTAAATGTGTTTGAATTATTAGAAAAACTTAATAATCTTTCAGATGCTCAATTAGGTGTAATTATAACACAAATTTTAAATGCTAATAGAACACAAACAAGTGTCCTAGGATTTAAAGTAGTGAGGACAGATGAAACTTTTGAAAGTAGAAATATACTTGTATGAGTAAATTTGCTAAAGGCAAATTCACTCCTAAGAATCCTCAAAAATATGTAGGTAATTCCTCTCCCTTGTATAGAAGTAGTTGGGAATGGGCATTTATGAATTTTTGCGATAATAATAATAACATACAAAGATGGGCCAGTGAAGCTATTAAAATACCATATAGGAACCCTGTTACAAATAGACAAACAGTATATGTGCCAGATTTTTTTATACAATATACAGACAAATCTGGCAAAATGATTAGTGAGCTTATTGAAATTAAACCTCAAAATCAACAAATAATGGAAAAAGTAGGTAAAAATGCAGCCAGAGCCACAGCATATATAGTTAATCAAGCTAAATGGGCAGCTGCCACACAGTGGTGTAGAAACAATGGTATACGGTTTAGAGTCCTAAATGAAACAGATATTTTTCATCAGGGCAAATCAAGATAAATAGTTTATGACTAAAAAACTCGAAGAAATTTTAAATCTGCCAGAGAACAAGAAAATCATAAAAGAAGAAAGGAAACAGCATGAAAAGCCTGAATCTTTTATGCGTGACATAGCCGAATTTGATAAAATCAGTGCCGCTCTACCACAGGTTAAGGGTTTAGGTGATCTAAGTGATACAGAATTTGATGATTTAGCCCAACGTGCCACTAATGCTTATGATGATCTAATGGACTTAGGTATGAATGTAGAGGCTAGATATAGTGGTCGTATTTTTGAAGTAGCAGGAACCATGCTTAAGAATGCTATTGAAGCTAAAGCAGCAAAGATGGACAAAAAACTCAAGATGATTGAACTACAGATTAAGAAAGCTAAACTAGATCAAGATGCAGAAGCAGAGGCTATTAAAGGTGTTAATATTCCAGGGGATGGATATATAGTTACTGATCGCAATAGCCTACTTGAAAAATTAAAGAATATTAAATAAATATAGTATAATGGAATAAACATGAGTACTTTTAAACAATATCTTATAGAAAGTAAAAAAGTCTATACATTTAAGGTGAAAATTGCCGGAGATGTAGACAAAAAAATTAGGGAAGCTATCAAAATTTCATTGAGTAAATTTGATTGTGTAAATGTAAGCGCACCAAAAAGAACCCCAATCACTGAAAGTCCGTTAGATTTTCCAAATCTTAAGTTTACTCATGTGAACATATTTGATATTACCTGTAATTATCCTAGTACTACACAAGAAATTGCAGCTAGACTAGCAGAAACACTAAGAATGAGTAGTGGTAATATCATAGTAAGAACAGAGCTTGAACAATTAGATCAAGATTATTCAATAGCAGGAAAAAATAGAATAGGTACTAAAGCTCCTGCACTTTTAAATAACGCAAATTTAGAAGATGTTAATGGTCAAGATTTAGTAGGTGAGAAAAAAATGATGAGCTTTTTAAAAGAATTGAGTAAAAGTAATCATAATGGAACAGAATATAAAGGTGTAAATGATCAATTATTAGCCAAAAGCGCTCCTACTGCATCAGCACCTAAGTCAAAGTAAAGGACGCTAATATGGATTTTAATAAACTTTATAAAAAAATAGCAGCACTGGATCAAGGTCGTCAAGTACTTAATGAAAGTGAACAGCCTGTTGAAGAATGTGGTATGATGGGTATGAGCCCATTAGGAGGTATGGATGAACGCCCAACTACCATGAGTGTTAATATGAACGCTAGTGGCGCTGAAGGCATTCGTGAATTACTTAATATACTTCAAGGTAGGGGAGATGATATGCCAGGCGGCGATAATAGTCCAGATGCAAGCCTAGCAGGTGTATTAGTGGGCGTAGATGGACAAGAACATGGTGATGATATGGGTCCAGATAGCGATATGGATCACGGAATGCCCGATAAAAAACCAATGTTTGGAAAAGAGCCAGATATGGATGAAGAATATGCCAATACGCCTCAACCAGAAATGAGTGGCATGGATGCTGTATTATCTACAGGTGATGATATGAACAGTAAAGGCCGTGAAGCACCTAAAGTAAATGGTGGCGGTAATCCTTTAGCAGAAACTCTTAAGGGCAAGTTAGTTAATTTGTATAAAGAAGTAAAAACTAGATAATGGCTAAGTCGTTAGATGGTGTACTAACTAAAAAAGCACACAAGAAAGAAAAATTTACAGAACAACAGATACAGGATTTGCTACTATGTAGCGATCCTGATACTGGATATCTACACTTCAGCAAAAACTTCTACTATATTCAACATCCTGTAAGGGGAAAGTTGTTATTTGAACCTTTTGATTTTCAAGAAAGGCTTATGTATGCCTATCATAATCATAGATTTACAGTAAATATGCTACCACGTCAGATGGGTAAAACTACCTGTGCTGTGTGTTATTTGTTATGGTATGCTATGTTTAACCCAGATCAAACAATTCTTATAGCAGCTCACAAATACACTGGTGCTTATGAAATTATGCAGCGTCTACGTTATGCTTATGAATTGTGTCCTGATTTTATTCGATGTGGTGTTATTAACTATAACAAAGGTAGTATAGAATTTGACAACGGTAGTCGTATTGTCAGTGCTACAACTACTGGTAATACTGGTCGTGGTATGAGTATTTCCTTACTATACTGTGATGAGTTCGCTTTCGTACCGCCTAATATTGCTGACGAGTTTTGGACTTCCATTTCTCCAACATTGGCAACTGGTGGTCGTGCTATTATTACTAGCACACCAAATAGTGATGAGGATACTTTTGCTAACATATGGAAAGAAGCTAATAACAAGTTTGATGAGTTTGGCAATGAGGCAGAACTAGGATTGAATGGATTCTTTCCATTTACCTGTAGTTGGAATGAGCACCCAGATCGTGATGAGCAGTGGGCAAGGGAAGAACAAGGTCGTATTGGTGAAGAACGTTTTCGTCGTGAATACGGCTGTGAGTTTTTGATCTATGATGAAACACTTATCAACAGTATTAGATTAAGTGAATTAGTTGGACGGGATCCTATTTTTAGAATGGGGCAAACACGTTGGTATAGAAAGATTGATCCAGAAATGTTATATCTTGTTGCTTTGGACCCTAGTTTAGGTACAGGCGGAAATTACAGTGCTATTGTAGTATTTGAATTGCCTAGTTTTAAGCAAGTAGCAGAATGGTATCATAATATAACACCTATTCAAGGACAAATTAAGGTATTGAAAGATATACTAGATTATATTTCTAGTCAAATGGAAGGAAATATTAATAACATTTATTGGAGTATAGAAAATAATACTGTAGGGGAAGCAGGTCTAGTAGTGATACGTGATCAAGGGGAAGAGAAATTTCCTGGACTTATGGTTAGTGAACCTATACGCAAAGGGCATGTACGTAAATTCCGCAAAGGATTTAACACTACACATAGTGCTAAAATCGCTGCTTGTGCTAGGTTAAAAGCACTAATAGAAACAGGACAAATGGAAATATATAGTCGTCCTATGATCAGTGAACTTAAAGCATTTATAGCTCATGGATTTACTTTTAAGGCTAAAGAAGGAGATCATGATGACCTTGTTAGTGCTTTGCTATTACTGTGTAGAATGAGTAATCTAGTAGCAGATTGGGATCCGAGAGTGTTTGAAAGTCTAAGTGGTCTACATACTGCGGAGGATTTCTCACCTCCACTACCAATATTCGTTTCACAAGGTTTCTAATAAATAACACTATGAGTGCTAATTTTGAACGTATCGCTATAGATTTGGGTCGTCAGCTACAAACTAGATTTCCATCATTACGTAGAAGTACGGCGGATGATAAACCAATTGACGGTGTAAATTTGAAAGATAAAGATGCACGTAAATTTAATTTTAATTTTATTGATGAAAATGGTAGGAAATTAGTTAATGTTACAATAAGTTTGAATCAAGAAGACGATGACGGAGGTGCTGGTTTAGATGTTCAATGGACTGATAAGATTAATAACAGTTCATGGGACAAATTTATTAGAACCATATTGCCCAAGTTTGCTCAAACACACGGACTTAATTTTAATGCTCAAAATCCTAGCCAAAGTAATTTAGTTAAAAGAGATCCTCTTGAGGAACATAATATGAATGAATCAAAATTATTTGGTACTAGCAAGACTAGCTATCAAGAAATGGGTGAAGCAAAGATTATAGTAAGGCATACTCAGCCTATTAATTTTAATGCTCCAAACGGACGTACTCAACATATTGAAAATATCTATGTAGAAAATCAAATTGGTGAGAGATTTCGTTATCCAATAAAACACTTAAATGGTGCTAGAGCAATGGCTCGTCATATCGCAGAAGGCGGAAGTTTTTTTGATGATATTGGTAATTATATTATTGGACTTAGTGAAGAATTAGGTAAATTAAGAATATTTAAAACTTACGTAGATCGCAGCCCTGTGGTTAGCGAGAATATGGGCAATATACAAAATAAAGTTATTGATCGTATTACAAATATCAAAGAAGAGATACATGCTCTACAAATACAAAAACATTATGTTCAGTTTAAAGAGAATTTTAGTGTTGGAACTCAAAACGATGTTCCGGAAGATATATTAAATGATTGGATTGATAGGTTAACTGTACGTAGTTTTAACGAAGAACTTAAGGATGCCTTTCCTTATATTTATAGATTAGTGGATGAAACACAAATACCTATTAAAGAGTTATCAGCAGATGATATTCTAGAAGGTGATAAAGAACCTTGGGATCCTAAGAATCCCAATCATCCACCATTTGAACCAGATCCTCCTAAAAAGGGTAAGGAAGCTGGAGACAAAGCTAAACACGGTGGACATAGTCGTGCCAAACATCTTGCTCAACAAGGTCTGAAAAATGTTAAAGAATTTAGCATGTTTGAAAAATACTTAAATCAAATTGTTAGTGAAAATGATGATTTGTTTAATAGTGACGAAGAAGTACAAAATCAAGCATTAGAACAGCTTAAGCAATTGTTTAATAATGAACTTCCATTAGGTACAAATGGGGCAAATGCTGCGGATAGTATTAGTGGCATTATAGATGAAAGAAAGTTAACTAAAGCTTTTGAACTATTAGCTGATCTTGGTTTAGATGAAATGGATGCTAGACCAATCATAAATGAGTTTTTAAGAAGTTATGATGCAGAGAATGGAACAGACTTGAGTGATCGTTTAGGATTTGATGGAGCAGACCCAGTCCCAACTGTCCCACCACCAGCGGCCGCACCAGCAGCCCCGCCTCCCGAAGCTGTAGCCCCACCTCCCGAAGCTGTAGCCCCACCTCCCGAAGCTGTAGCCCCGCCTGCTCCTGATATGGCAGCACCAGCAGCACCACCAATGGATCCTATGGCAGCAGCCGGTGGAGCAGCACCAGGACCAATGGTACCAAACCCTGCCGCTCCTATGATGGAAGGAAAGATGATGCACCGTATAGTAGATGAAATCTTTAGTCGTGTTAGTGGGTTCTTCAATGAGAACAATGGTACATTTACTATTGGTGAAGAAGGCTTTGTCACAAAGATGTGTAAGGAGTTAAAGGAAAAATATCGTATTGATCCAAAACATCCTAAAGCAGAAATGTTTGATCGTATGGTAGAAGGTGCCTGTGGTCGAATAATGGAAAAACTTAAAGAGCGTCATCACGCACGTTATGAACAGGCTCGTATGTTGGAACTATCAGGTATTAAATCACCAAGTTTTGATCAAGGTGCAGAAGAAGGCATTGTAAGTGGACAAATGAGTCCAAACTATGGAAACGCACGAGCAGGTGGAGGATCACAGGCTTATAATAAACCATCAGCAGCAGCACCAAAGCCAACCAATCCTAATTACAAAGGAGTAATCAATAATATACCAAGTCCTCCAGATGGTGCCACAGCGCCCCCACCAAAAGGCAAGCCAGTCACTAGAGAAAGTGGTGAATTGGGTGCTATTTTAAAAATAGCAGGATTACGATAGATTTAATTAACCTTTTTACTTGATTTTATAAATACAAACGCATACAATAACATGTATGCGTTTTGTTTGACAGGTGTCAGACATATAGGCAAATATTTTAAACATAGGCAAATACAGGAGAAAAACTATGGCAACACTTAAAGAGCAAGAACTTAAAGGTGGTTCAACAGGAGGCGGAGACCTCACCATTTACCCCTTCTGGAATTTAAAAGAAGGCGGCGAAAGCACAGTAAGATTCCTTCCAGACGGCGACGAAAGCAATACCTTCTTTTGGGTAGAGCGCAGTGTTATTAAACTTGAGTTCGCTGGTATTAAAGGTGAAACTGACAATAAAAAAGTAGCAGTACAGGTTCCTTGTATGGAAATGTACGGTGAATCTTGTCCAATCCTTAATGAAGTGCGTCCTTGGTTTAAGGATCCTAACCTTGAAGCAATGGGTCGTAAGTATTGGAAAAAGCGTAGTTATCTTTTTCAAGGCTTTGTAGTAGAAGATGGTCTTAAAGAAGATCAAATACCAGAAAATCCTATTCGTAGGTTTATTATTGGTCCTCAAATCTTTACCCTTATCAAAGGGGCTTTGATGGACCCAGAAATGGATGATCTACCCACTGACGTAGTTAATGGAGTAGATTTTAAACTGATCAAATCAAGCAAAGGTGGTTATGCTGATTATGGGACTAGTAAATGGAGTCGTCGTAGTCGTCCACTTAGCGAAAAAGAACAGGATGCTTTGAAAGAACATGGATTGTTTAATCTTAAAGATTTCCTTCCAAAGAAACCTACTGAGGTTGAATTGAAAGTTATTAAAGAAATGTTCGAAGCCAGTATAGATGGTGAAGCATTTGATATGGGTCGTTGGGGGCAATACTATAAGCCAAGTGGTGCTAGTTCTAAAACTGGTGATCCAGTAGCAAATAATCCTGCTAGCGATCTACCTATAGAGGATCCAGACATGGAAGTTGAAGTTAAATCAACTCCTAAGGCTAGTCCTAAGTCTACACCAAAAGCTACAGATGATTCAAAAAGTACTGACAGCAGAGCTAGTGATATCTTAGCTATGATTCGTAGTCGCAATAAACAATAATAATTAATAATATGGCTCGAACTGAGAACAAAGTTCTTAGTTCGTGCTCTTTTCATTATAGGATAATAATATGGCTACAAAGGCATTTGATTTAAGTAAGTTTCGAAAAACTTTGACAAAAAGTATTGATGGTCTTGGAGTAGGGTTTAATGATCCTACAGATTGGATCAGCACTGGTAACTATGCTCTAAACTATTTGATTAGCAGTGATTTTAAGAAAGGCGTACCATTAGGCAAAGTTACTGTATTTGCTGGTGAAAGTGGTGCTGGTAAAAGTTATATTTGTAGTGGTAACTTGATTAAGAATGCTCAAGAGCAAGGTATTTTTGTTGTACTAGTTGACAGTGAAAATGCTCTAGATAAAGCATGGCTTGAAGCATTAGGTGTAGACACAGACGAAAGTAAATTACTCAAACTGAATATGGCAATGATTGATGATGTTGCTAAAACTATCAGTGAGTTTATGAAAGAATATAAGGCTATGCCAGAAGATAATAAGCCTAAAGTATTATTTGTTATTGATAGTTTGGGTATGTTACTTACTCCCACTGATGTAGATCAGTTTGAAGCAGGTAATATGAAGGGTGATATGGGTCGTAAACCCAAGGCATTGACCAGTTTGGTTCGTAACTGTGTTAATATGTTTGGTAGTCATAACGTAGGATTAGTTGCTACTAATCATACCTATGCCAGTCAGGATATGTTTGATCCAGATGACAAGATCAGTGGTGGTCAAGGTTTTATCTATGCGTCAAGTATTGTAGTTGCTATGAAGAAACTTAAACTCAAAGAAGATGAAGATGGCAATAAGGTAAGTGAAGTCAAGGGTATTCGTAGTGCCTGTAAGATTATGAAGACTAGGTATGCTAAGCCCTTTGAAAATATTCAAATCAAGATTCCTTATGAAACAGGCATGGATCCTTATAGTGGATTAGTGGATTTGTTTGAGGGCAAAGGATTGTTAACACAACAGGGTAATAGATATGTTTATGTTGATTTGAGTAATAACACACATAAATATTTTCGAAAAGAATGGAACAAAAATATCAATGGGATAATGGATTTAGTAATGTCTGAGTTTCATAAAAAAGTTCCAGTTGTTGAAGAACCAATCATTGAGGAGTCCGATGTCTAATATCGCTCGACCATATGGTTTTATATATAAAACTATACTACCTGATGGTAGGTACTATATAGGCCAACATAAAATAATAAGCCATGCCGGCGATGCCGAAGATAAGTACGACGAAGACTATAACGAATAAGGGGTATTTAAATGTTAATTAGTTTTAAAGAAATGCTAGAAAAGTACACAATGAATATTACAGGAATTATTCATGTAGGTGCTCATTACGGACAAGAAGTTAACGAATATGTTAGCCATGGGATAATAGAGTTAGTGTTATTTGAGCCATTGCGCGAGTCATATGAAATTCTTTGTCGTAATGTTGAACATATTAACGCTAATATTATTACGCATCAACTAGCACTAGGTTCAGCAGAAAATATCGCTAATATGTATGTTAGCAGTAATCAAAAACAAAGTAGTTCATTGTTAAAACCTAAAGATCATTTAGTTTGTCATTCTGATGTTCAATTCTTGGGATTAGAGGAAGTCAAGGTTGACCTACTTGACAATTTTAATTATACCGGGTATAATTTTCTAGCTATGGATGTCCAAGGGTATGAACTAGAAGTCCTTAAAGGAGCTAGAAAAACTTTAGAGTATGTTGACTATGTTTATGCAGAAGTCAATCGTGCTGAAGTCTACGAAGGTAACGCTTTTGTAGAAGATTTAGATAATTTTCTAACCGAATATAATATGAAAAGAGTTGAAACTGTTTGGCCGGGAGGCATCTGGGGTGATGCACTTTATATTAGAACTTAAAACTTATGCTAAATAATGCGGTACAATCAAGTTGTACAAGATCTAGGAAATATTTCGGCCTTTATTGCTTATTATGAAACAGGCATGGATCCTTATAGTAGATTAGTGGATTTGTTTGAGGGCAAAGGATTGTTAACACAACAGGGTAATAGACTTAAATTTGTTGACAGTCAGGGTAAAGAACACTTATTTTACAGAAAAGAATGGAAGAATGGAAAAATGATAAATTAGATATGATAATCGAAGATTTTCCAAATATCAAACCTAAAGAGGAAACCATTTTAGAGGAAACTGTAGAAAATGAATGACACACAAATAAGCGAAGTTTGGACCTTATTTAAAGATTTTTTGAGTAAAGAAGATATTTCCACAGCAGCAGAACAGTTTGTTGACCTGTTAGCTGATTTTGGAATTAAGGACAAAGTACTACAAGGTGCTTTAGGAGTAGATCCAGATTTGGATACTGCTATTGAATACTATTTAGAAAACGATGTAGAAGAAGAATATGATGAGGGTGATTATGAAGACGATGAATATTAATCATGTGGTATTCGAAATTATCTAAAGACATAACATTATTACCTGATGCTATAGATTACTATACTAATGAGTTAAATCTAGCAAAACAAGATACAAAAATTGCTGGCAATATTGAAAAAGCTAGTGCCAATATGCCTGGAATAGTCGAGCATAGATTTAATCAGCTTCAAGAAATAGAAGCTATATTAGAGCACTTACATATCGAGTTGAGAAGAACAAAAAGTTTTTATTTTAAGAAATATTTAGAAAACTATCAACGTGCTCTTAGTAGTAGAGATTGTGAAAGATATGTTGAGGGTGAAACAGATGTTGTAGAATTAGAAAATTTAATAAATGAATTCGCATTATTACGTAATAAATGGTTAGGTATTGTAAAAGCTTTAGATATTAAACAATGGCAAATAACCAATATAATCAAACTTAGAATAGCAGGCATGGAGGATGCTTCATTATGAATAAAATAGTATTAATAACAGGTGGGTTTGATCCACTACATTCAGGTCATATTGCTTATTTTAAAGAAGCAGCAAAGTTAGGTGATAGGCTTGTAGTGGGAGTTAATAGCGATGCTTGGTTGATACGTAAAAAGGGCAGACCTTTTATGCCCTATAGTGAAAGAGCTGAAATTGTTCGTAATATTAAAGATGTATACTATGTTGTCGAATATAATGATGATGATAACAGTAGTTGTGATGCCATAACTCAGGTAAGACAAATGTTGCCAGGATATGAAATAGTATTTGCTAATGGCGGAGACAGGACTAAAGAAAATATACCTGAAATGCGTTTGAATTATCCAGATTTATCATTTGTTTTTGGGGTAGGAGGAGAAAATAAAAGAAATTCTAGTAGTTGGATTTTAGATAATTGGGCTGCCCCAAAAACAGATAAGACTTGGGGACACTATAAGGTTGTTTATGAAAATGGATCTGAAACCAAAGTAAAAGAATTAGTATGTAATCCACATAGTAAACTAAGTTTACAACGTCATTTTCATAGAAAAGAGTTTTGGTATTTTATGGAAGGTGAAGGGTATATCAATACTCTAGATAAAGATAATAATTTAGTTATTAAGGGTAATTACTCTAAAGGGGATCATGCTTTTATAGACTACGAAGAATGGCATCAATTAGTAAACAATAGCGATTTACCAATTAAATTAGTAGAAATTCAATACGGTAGAAACTGTATTGAAGATGATATCGAACGTAAAGTCATTGAGTAATCGTGTTAGCCAAAGGATATATTGGTTATAACTTTGGCACCTGCTAAACTAAAGAAAAAATTAGATTAAAATCACAAAATCGAATTTATTTAAAATGCTGTTGTGTAATCTGCCATAATGAGGTTGCCATTAATAATATATCTAATCATTACAAAACTCATTCATCATTGGGAAACCCACTGAGATAACTTTAGCAATTGCTTTGGCTATTTCTATGTGTTCTTTTTGTGTTCCGTGTGCAGATCTTAATTCACAATAGTGTATCCATGATCTTAAAGAACCGTTCATATATAAACGACTTTCCATCAAACCTTCTGGTAATACAGCACGGGCCTGTTCTTTTGCTATGCCCTTATTGATAGCCCAAGTGTAGGCTCTTCTTGCTGCTTGTAAGACTTCTTCCTGTTGTCGAATCCACTCTTCTCTAAGCACTGAGTCCTCAATACTTTCTCCAAGTTCAATGCTGTTTTGTCTGTTAGTGGTGTCTTGCAAGCGGGCCTCTCTAAGTACGAACGAGAGATCCTTAGTAGGGTCAGCGTATCGCTGGGAGAACTCTTGGAAACTAAAACTTCTGTGTCTGAGGATTTGTCTGGCAATGTCTCTTGTGGTTGTGATTTCGAGACAGGCACTGACCATTTCGAGGGGACTCCAGTGTTTGTTTCGTACCAAGTATCGTATAAGTTTTTCGCTTGTTTCTGTATTGAACTGATTGCTGGGATTGCTGACGCGGGCGCAGAAAGCAATGAGGTCCTGCGCATCCTCGATACCGCTGTGTCTAAATTCCTCAGTGGGTTGGCTGTAGGATACAAGTCTAACATTCATTTGAGCTTTCTTTTTAAAAAGTTATTCGTATGTTTAATTACATCAATTTTTATTTTATCAGTATCAAGTTGAAAATCTATGCTTTTTATAGAGGATTCATAATTTGAAATTAATTCATTTATATTTTTTTCTATAGTTTGCCAATTTTCATCTTTTAATTGATTACCTATTTTTATATTCCAAATTTTATTGTCTTTAAATAGAACATTTACATTAGAAAGATATTGGATAGGTACAACATTCAATTCAACTTCTTTAAAAACTTCTGGCCAACTATCAATGGCCGATTTGTTTAATTTTTTTTTTAGAGTCATTTACTTTTTTTAATTGGAACAAGCTCTTCTGCTAGTCTACGTAATCTTGCTGCCTCTTTACTAAGTTTATCTGCTTGACCTCTTAATTTAGTTGCCCTTTCTTCTTTTGGAAGATTGTCATCAAATTCTGCTTTAGTAGGTGGAACTTCATTTACTGTAGCAATTTCTCTGATATCATTGATTTCTTGCTCACTACGAATTTTTTTAGGATCAGTCAGTGCCAAATCATTTACTGAGACACCTAATTGCTGTGCTATCATATAATTTAGTTCGTCTAATTTGATTCTAGTTTGAAAATTTGGAATCATTTCAATTTCATCGGTTGGAACTTTCCTTAGTTTTCCTTGAGTATGTAAACTTGCTAACATAATACTACCATCTGGGAAACTGCTCCTAGCTAATATTTCTGCGAATTCGTTTGAATTTTGAGCAGCATTGGATTCTACTAGATTGATTAAAGCATCATGGTAACTATCTTCTAATACTTCGGTTGGAATAACTAAGCAATGGCTTGAGTCTCCTGGAAGAGTTCTATATGCTACGAGACATTTACGTCCATTAGCTACGAATCTTCCTACATGTTTAAGATCAGTCATTTTCTTGACCCTTATTTGATGATGCTTGGTCTAGAAATTTAGCCAATTTATTATATACACGACCTACTGCCTCCATTTCCATTGCTTTGAAGGAACCTCTACTATTGGTTATTTCTATAATTTGACGTAGAGCATTAAGATCATTAATATTTAAATCTTCTTGGGAAGTTTGTTCTTGTTGAACAGGTGTAGGATTTTTTTCTGGAATTGATTTAGTTTGAATCATAATTTCTCCTTAAACTTAACATACATATATATCTTTCATTTAGATAAATTACTACAATTCTGGACACGCAAGTAAGAAAAAACTTAATTCTTTTTCCTCTTCAAAACCAATTTTGGTAACATAAGACAGTGTGTTTGTATTATCTAATATAATACTTTGGCCGATATAATACCTGCCATTTAAATTATGGTAAATCCAATAATCAACGCTGATATTTTTATTAGGATTGAAACGTGTTAATATGGTATAATGAAAGTGGCGGGCCGAAAATCGCACCCGCCTAAGATCCAACAAATTTAATGCGTTCGGCTTACCATGCTTTAGAGCCATTATGATGCAGCCTCTTCCTCATAGTAAGCATGACTACCAAACGGAGGAACAATACTGGTACTACCGTGTATAATAAACAAGGTGTCACAGTATAACTCGTCACCCCAACTACCAAAAGGATATCCGTCAGTGAACATGATCAATTTCTTAGGATTAATATCGTTCTCTTTCATATAACTCCAGTTGGCTTCAAAGTCAGTACCACCGCCACCTTTGGGTTCATAACTCATAATGTCGTCATTGTATCCGTCATAGTCCTGCTCATTGTATACTTGGGTATCAAAACTCCATACTTTGATCTTGAAGTCTTTGTATTCTTCCATAATACCCTTGACCTCGCTGAGGAAGTCCTTGACCATACTGTCAGTAATACTACCGCTAGTGTCAATACAGATGGCAACATCAATAGTCTCATCGTTCTTAAGACCAGGAAGTACAGCACCCATATGCCAACCCTTACGATTAGGACGCTGAAAACTGTAGTCATTCTTAATCAAACTTTGGATCTGCTGACGTAGCATTTGACGCCAGTTGATCTTGGGCTCAGTTAAGTCTTTGATTAAACGAGCCACGCTAGCCGGAGTATTACCCGCACCCGCCGCATTTGCCGCCTGAATAGCAGCTTCACGCACCTCGTCACGGATTTGTTTCAATTCTTCCTTAGAATACTTAGGACGACTACTACCTTTACCATCACTATCCTTATTCCAATCAATGTGTTCGTCGAGTAGTTTACCTAATGCTTCCAGTTCCTCCTCATCATATTTTTCCATTAGTTCATCATAGATCTGCTCGGCGCTTTTACCATAATGACCAGCATCGTGGAAAATAGGAATCTTAGGAGGTTGTTCGCCAATACGGTCACGTATCAACTGACCATTTACGCAATAGTCTGCGGCAATATTAAAGACCTTACGATTACGTCCTTCATTACGACCCATATGATCAAATACATTATGGAGAATTTCGTGAGCAACTACAAACTCTACATTTTTAGTAGTGAGTTCGTTAAAAAAGTCTCGATTGTAATATAGAGCACGACCATCAGTGGCCGCAGTAGCACACCAATCAGTAGCATCTATGATCTTAAGACGAGTGGCCATATTGCCAAAAAACGGATGGCGTAGTAACAACCCTACACGGGCAATAATAATCTTGTCAATAATGGGATCTAAACTATGTTGCATCATATTCTCCTTTGTACAGTCAATATTATAACAGGGGTCTAAGCCCCTGTCAACTACTTGCGCTCAGTTGCCG